ATGCTGATCCTATCTTTCTTGATAGATCTGCCATACGTTCTGCGACCTCTGTAGCTGATGCAGGTGTTTTATTAGGATCACCTAACATATCATTATACAAGGCTCTCTTTATATTATTCCTCATATCATTTAAAATTAAATTAGCTACATCAAAAGAACCTGCGGCTCTAATTGGCTGTAGTCCTTGAGAGTTTGGTGCTTTTGGTATAACAGTTCCGGGAACGAGATTAATTGTGTCAACATTGATAACACCATCATCATCAATCTGATAAATACCTGATATAGCCATCTGTGCATTTTCAAGGATCATTTCTATAGTTAGATTACAAGTTTTGATTGCACTTAGTGCATTTAGTGCAGGTCCTCTACCATATATCTCGCCACTTGCCTTGCTCCATCTAAATGCAATAAATGGGTTTGATCCAACACCTTTATATATTTCAGACATAATCATTTCTTTATCTGTTACATCTATAATATAAAATCCATACTTCTCTTCATTTGGATCATCATATAACCTACAAGATACTTCTAATATTTTAGATTTACCCTCAGGATCTCTAGTCATTCTTTCTGCAATTTGTGGTGTAAGCATAGCATTTGGATATGCAATCATTAAGTCTGCATTTTTAATACTACGTTCTCTATACACATGATCTACCTTGCCATCAGGTCCAGTATCTAAAACAACATGAGGCAAAGGTATAGATTGAAATCTTATTGGATTTACTGCATCACCTTCCATGACACAAAGCACAGCAGTACCAAGTGCCAAGTCTATAAAACATTCATGTATCTCTTGTGCAAAGTTTGATGTTTGTAAAATCTCAAAAACATAATCTGTTACTTTATCAAGTGCATTATTTATGTCATCTTTTTCTTCATCAGGCACTTCTTGACCAGTAACAAAATCTGCCCATCTTGCAAAGTTAGGTGTTAATCCTGACTGTAGTCTTGATGCAAACTCTTGTATTCCAACAACTGCTGTTTCATCAAAGATTCTATCATCTCGTCTTTCACCTATAGTAACAGTCTTGAAACCTTGACGTTGTGGCAAACAAAAATCAAATATTTCATCATATACATCTTCAAAATGTAGCCTATGAGATTTCGCTTTCTCAAAGTTTTGAAGTAAATTTTCTACAGTCTTTTCGTGCATTAGCTATCGTATTCGTTGTAGAAACCTATGCCACCACCTGAACCTCGTAGCAATGATCTTCTACCACTACCTTTTCTTCTGCGAGTTATAGTTTCTTGTAAAACATCTTCTCGTGCTTCTTTTCTTTTTTCAGTTTCAACTTCTTTCTGTGCTTCTCTTTCCATCTCTTCTTCTTTTTCTTCTACTGTTGGAGGAGGAGGACTTGGACTTCTACTTGGCAAACACATTATGATCTCCTTACATTCTTGCCCATAAGCCTTGCCTTCTTTGTTGCTTTGGTCTGCGATTAAAGACATCATACTCTACTCTAGCATTAAAAGTTTCTATCTTTTTATTCATGCCTAGTACCTGCCTTCCCTCACCTGACCCTAACATTAAATACTGCAAAGCATCATGGATATGTGAGTATCTATCTTTAAGAGGTTTATCTTCATATCGTTCTCCTGATACTTGAAGTCTACGATATTGATAACCCCCCTCAAACCCTTTTACCAATTCTTTACACCTAAAGTCAATCAAAATCCCTGATAAGCCATCTACCATTCTATTTAATACAGATGATACAGACTCAATTCGTAACGCAACATCATTGCTTTGCGTAGGTCTAGCAGTCAATCCTGCACCTCGCAATATCTGAAAAGGTGTAGATTCATCTGTCTGTGATCTAAAATCTCCTGCAGGATCTCCGTATATATGCACTTCACAGTTTGCATATCGTGTTGCTATTTCAGCACGAAGTAACTCTGCAAACCTAACAACACCCATATCAAAAGCTACAATCTCTTGTAATATATTCCATCTACCTCTAACCTTTTGACCAAAGACAGCGGCAGGTGTAAGACCAAAATCTAATCCAATATATAATGGCACACCATCTGCAACTGGTATTTCCTCTTTAGCTACATGGGTTTCAGCTACAAACATATTATAAACTGGCTTACCATCTTGGATACTACCAAGTCTATTCATTACATAAACATCTATCCAAGACTTTGTTTTACCTTGAACCAAGTTAGGATAATATGATTCTAAAATATTATTTCTATTCTCTGCTTTGTCATTTGGCACATATCCAGTAACTACACCTTCATCATCTTTTTCCTCAATCATTCCACTAGGTTGTGTAAAGAACTGCCAGTTATCAGGCTTGATTAACATACGACTTTCTTCCAATGAAATGTGATCAGGTACTGGTACTTCGCCTGACATAATTGACCACCAGTGATCTTCTTCAGGACTATTAGTGTCACAGATAACACCTGACCATGTAGCACCACCATCTTTAACAGATGGGTATCTTCCAACTCTCATAGTACAAGCATCAATAATAGACTTGGGTATTTCTCTAGCCTCGTTAACCCACACCCCAGTAAGCTCTAATGATAATAATTTTTTTACATCTTCAGGTCTATCAAGTGCAAGAAAGATAACTTCCATCTCAAGATCACCTGCTGTTATCATATGAGTATATGGCACAGACCAAGCAAACTTTCCCCAATCTTCTTCAGGAAACCAATCAAGCCAAGTCTTAATAGTTGTTGTTCTAAGTTGTGGGTTGGTGTTTCTTATGATTGCCCATCTGCTTTTTCTCTTACCTGACTTATCAGGTTCTTGCATCAAAGCTCTTCTAAAAATTTCTATACTACAAGCAACTGACTTACCACTACCAACTGGACCTCTGATGCCACGAAAGAAAGTATTGTCTTTCATAAAAGCCTTTAAGACTTCACCATCAGGTTTGTATTTAAACTGTATCAATTTTTGTATTGACTCCGATTCTCAAAAGGGTGTCAACAGTTTCAGGACCTATGACAGCTATAACTTTATCAGCTTCCCTATCAGTACAAAATTGTTCAGGGTGATGTTTGAGGTGTACTCTTTTAACAACCTCACGGAGTATTCTTCTCTCTTCAATCTTTAATGTGTGTAGAAAGCTCATTCTGTAACCTACGAGTAGCTTCTGTATTTTTTCGTTTTTCTTGCAATCGCTTTTGGCTGTTTAGAAACTTGTTTACCTCTTCTAGTTGCCTCTCGCTTTTTAGCTGTAGTCTTGGCATATTCGGAGGCAGAAAGAGCCTTAATCGCCGCTTCAGGTAAATAACGTTCACCAGTAGCTTTTGACCCTTGTGTACTAGGTTTACCTGATTTGGTTCTCCATTTCTGTCTTGTCCATGCACGAAGTGATCTCTGTGATTTAGATAGTGCCATTACTTCCCAACTTTTTTCATAGCTTTCTTGTGACTAGCTGTAAACGACATTCCTGCCATCATGTCCTTTTTCATACTAGACATATGCTTTGCAGTATGATGTTTCGCATGACGTTTGAGTGCAGTCTTTTGCCTATCAGTAAGAGCCTTCTTCATCTATAGCCTCCACCTTTAGCTTTGTATTGTTTGGCTAACATCTGTGCCTTACGAGCAGACCACTGTCCTGCCTTACCACCTTTCGTACCTGCCTTGATCCTATTAAACAAAGCTTTCCTCATAGATGGTTTGGTATAGTTACCTGCCTCGTTGACTCTGCTCTTAGCCATTACTTTTTCTTTTTAGCTTTCATAATTTTTTGTTGAAGCTGTTTAGGTAAAGTCTTTTGTTTTTTAGTAAGACCTCCACCATTAGATTTCTTCTTCATTGGGGATTTCTTCATTGAGTGATAGGGCATTGTTTTCTCCTTTGCTGATTGAATCTTTACAAACTCATATTTATTTTTTCTTTGCCTTATTTCGTTTACTAATCGCCCTAGCTTTGGCACGAGCATCTGACTTGCTTGAAGCACCCCAAGCACGAAGCGATAATAATAATCTCGTAGGTTTACCTTTCGCATCTCTCTCTGGTCCTTTCATATTTCCCATACG